GGTGTCTCTGAACTCCAGTTCGGTTTTCAGGCATTAGACGGGGACTGCAGCGCCATCAACCAGGGGTGGGAGTTTCCTTGGGGCCTCACTACATCTGACGACAGCAATCACCCTGGTTGGATTTTTTCTGCCACCACCACAGAGTCGCAGACTAACTGGACCAACCTCGACTTCTGGGCAGAATACGACATATCCCCTCCTTACTATGCTGGGGACACTGTGGTATTCCCTCTGGACGATTTCTATCAATCTAGTGGGACTAGCCTGTATGCCAATCTCCTGAACGCTTTCGACTTCTGGCTAGATCAAGACCTGAGTATACAGGCCGTGATTTGGCAGATCAGCTATGGTCCCACTATGTACGCTGACAACGGGGGGTGGGCAGAAGTCGGAAGCCTAGGTGGGGGTATCACCCCTCCCTGTTGCGGGATATATGATGACGACAACTTCTTAGACAACTGGGTGATCGTAGGCCCATGCGGAGATCTCATCCCTGAGGTAGTGTATGACACGGTCTATGTCGAGCTACCACCAGATACCGTAACTGTGTTAGAGGTGGATACAGTGTATGTCAACCTGCCGCCAGACACCGTAGTCATCTATGAGTACGACACGATACCCGTTGCGATCAATTGGTATTTCTACGACACCACCTATGTGTACTCCACTGATACGCTCTATGTAACTGAGTATCTTACAGATACAATCTACGTACCCTACTATGTATATGACACAGCATGGGTGGATCAGTATATATACGACACAACCTATGTCTATATACTTGACACTGTACTATCCACAGAATATGTATATGACACCGTATCCACCTATGAATATGACTTGGTCGGTGTAGAGTGCGACACAGGGCTCCCGTGCTTAGAGCCCATCCCTGACTGCCCTATCTACCTCCCGAATGCGTTCACCCCAGACAACGACGGGACGAACGATGTGTGGGGGGCTGAGACCAACCAGTCTTGCTGGTTAAGCTGGCTGCTTCGCGTATACTCTCGATATGGCGATGTAGTTTGGGAAAGCGAAGACCCGAGCGACGTGTGGTTAGGTGGCGATGAATACTATGTCCCTAGCGATGTATACAACTATCAACTGCAGTGCTCTATGCCTGGCAGCTCTTACGTCATCCAGGGATACGTAACGATAGTGCGATGATTCCCGTGTATGTTAGTTGACGTAAAAGGATATGCAGAAAAAGCGGTGGCGATTTGTCCCAACGGCACGATTGGTGACCACGTCGAAATCGGTGGCCTTCTCATTGTGCTTCCGAAGCCCCCTAAAGTCAAAGAGATCCTCTACTGCGATCTACCCGTGCAGGATCAGCACTGGAGGAGAGCTGATCTACCCGCAGAGATATCGCGTATTCGTTCTATGGATGAGTGGGCGGAGATGCCTCGGGAGTTTCGAGAGAAGTTTCGTCCATACATCGAAGAAGAATTTCGCCGTCGGCGTGAGGGCGTTTGGTTTTATAACCGAGGTGACGCTACATACATCACGGGGCGTCACTACATGATGCTGCAGTGGTCGGTGCTAGACATCGGAGCGCCGTACTACCTTGAGTTTCAAAGAGATATCTTCTTACATTTAGCTGCGTGTGAGGCGGACCCTCGTTGTATTGGACAGCTATATACCAAGTGCCGTAGATCAGGATACACCAACATATGTTCTTCAGTCATTGTAGACGAAGCCACGCAAGTCAAAGACAAGCTGGTCGGGATACAGAGCAAGACAGGTAAGGATGCTCAGGAAAACATCTTCATGAAGAAGGTGGTGACCATGTTCCGTAAGTACCCTTTCTTCTTCAAGCCCATCCAAGACGGCACCACCAACCCCCGCATGGAGTTGGCTTTCCGTGAACCGTCTAAGAAGATTACCAAGAACAACAAAACGGCTGTGGTGGGAGATGCCCTGAACACTGTCATCAACTGGAAGAACACCACCAACAACGCATACGACGGAGAGAAGCTACACCTACTGTATCTAGACGAGGCAGGGAAATGGGAAAAACCCACAGACATAAGGGAGGCGTGGAGAATCCAGAGGACGTGTTTGATCGTCGGAAGAAAAATCGTGGGGAAGGCCATGGTCGGAAGCACGGTCAACCCCATGGCAAAAGGGGGAAGCGAGTACAAGGACCTATGGGAAGACTCGGACCCTGGGGAGAGGAACAAGAATGGGAGGACTAGGTCTGGCCTGTACAGGCTGTTCATCCCAGCATACGAATCCCTAGAAGGTTTCTTCGATGTCTATGGCAGGGCGATAGTAGAGGACCCTGCCGAGCACACCGAGGGGATCGACGGAGAGTACGTCCACATGGGGGCAAAGACCTTTCTGAAGAACGAAAGGGACAGCCTGAAGCACGATGCCTCGGAACTGAACGAGGTAATCCGTCAGTTTCCCTTTACTACTGACGAAGCTTTCAGAGACAGTATCGAAAGGAGCCTGTTCAACATCGGTCAGATCTATGAGCAGGTAGAACACAACGACAACCTATTCCCCAACCCCGTCGTTGCTGGTCGACTTTCTTGGAAGGGTGGGGTGCAGGATAGCGAGGTGGTTTTCACCCCAGACCCTGCAGGTAGATTCAAGATAGCTTGGATGCCCCCACCAGAACTGCGAAACATAAAGGTCTATGAGCGAACAAAAAGAATCGCGCCTCATGCTCACCTTGGTTGTGGTGGCGTGGATAGCTACGATCTCGATGCTACTGTGGATGGCAGAGGATCCAAAGGTGCGCTCCATCTGTACAACAAGTTCAATATGGAGGTTCCTGCTAACATGTTTGTTCTTGAGTACGCTTCCCGTCCGCCGCTGGCTTCGATATTTTACGAAGATGTTCTTATGGCGGCGGTCTTCTATGGGTACCCCATCCTAATCGAGAACAACAAGTACGGGATCGCTAGATACTTTGAGCAGCGTGGATACGACGGGTATCTGATGGACAGGCCCAAACATCTGTTTGCGGCAAATACGAATGTGAAGGTGAAGACCAAGGGGATACCGTCGAACTCGGTAGACGTAATCCAGTCTCACGCCCAGGCTATCGAAGCGTACATCCATGATCACGTAGGCGTGAACAGGGAGACAGGAGAGGTGGGGAGCATGTACTTCAACCGTACCCTAGAGGATTGGATTGGATACGACATTAGCAACCGAACTAAGTTTGACTTGACCATTAGCTCTGGCTTGGCTTTGCTGGCCGCACAGAAGGTGAAGCAAAAAAAGAAGGAGTCTAACTTCTCAGAGAAGCGCTTCTTCAGGCGATATAAGGTCAGGGGTTGATTTATTATATTTGTGGGTATTAATTACTTGACCCCACATGTATAACAGTAAGAGTGACCAGTCAGGTGGTTTCCCCGATCCCTTGGCCCCATACGAAGAGAAGATCTCTCAAGAGTATGGGCTGAAGTATGCCAAGGCCATCGAAGGACAGTGGGGGAGCACCGACAGCACGTCTTCAACTTACGGGGGTAGGAAAAACATCTTTGCTCGAAATAGAGACTACGCCAACGGCACTCAAGACACGAGTATCTACAAGCAGCTTCTCAACGCCCTTGACCCAAACAACGGCGATGGTAGCTTGATGAACTTGGACTTTACGTCGGTCCCTATCCTCCCTAAGTTCGTTCGCATCGTAGTCAACAAGATTCTCTCTAGGAATCCCTACCCGAATCTTGAGGCTGTGGACCCCCTGTCCTCTTCTGAGAAGAACCGAGAGAAGAACAGGATCAAGAATCAAATCAAGCTCCGCCCCCAGTTGCAGAAGCTGAAAGAGTTGACGGGAGAGGTGCTAGTAGGCGAGGACCCCGACATGCTCCCCGAAACCATTGAGGAAGCAGAAATCTTGATGGACACAAACATCAAGACCGACGCAGAAATTGCGGCCCAGGTGGCTACGGATATGACTTTGTCCTGGAACAACTTCGAGGACAACACCTTCCGCCGCTGCGTTAATGATCTTGCAGCCCTAGGCATGAGCGTGGTGAAGCGCACGAACGACTCCAACTACGGCATTCGCGTAGAGTATGTCGACCCTGTCAACTTCGTCCACAGCTACACTGACGATCCGAACTTGGACGATATCGTATATGCAGGTCACGTAAAAGAGATTCCTCTGCAGGAGCTGAAGCGATTGGCAGGGGACCAGTTGACAGAGGAAGACCTGAAGAAGATCACGAAGAACGCCAAGCGTGCGTCTTCTAACAGGTCGATGAAGGCCCCTTACTACCCGTCTAAAATTGACAAGAGTCAGTACGGTGGGTATACCGTGGAGGTGCTGGAGTTCGAGTTCAAGTCAGTCGATTGCATGTTCTTTGAGGAAAAGGAGAATCGTTTCGGCAATACGGGATTCTTCTTTCAGGGGATGAAGTACAAGGAGCGGGCAGGCAGCGTTTACCAGCGCACCCCGCACAAGATGGAGATCGAGACGGTATACTCTGGAATGTACATCTTGGGGACAGATCACCTGTTGAACTACGGGCGGTCCGCCAACGTCCCGAAAAACATCCACGACATCTCTCGGGCTAGGCTGTCTTACTCTGCGGTTGCAGTCAATCTCAACGAGCAGCTCCCAAAGTCTATGGTGGATAGCTGCGTGGGGTTTGCCGATATGTTGCAGCTTACCCATTTGAAGCTGCAGCAGGCTATCGCCAAGGCCAAGCCCGACGGACTGATCATCGATATCGAAGGGCTGGAGAACGTGCAGCTCGGTAAGGGCGGGGAGTTGCAACCGCTTGAGCTCCACGACATCTACGAACAGACAGGGGTCTTCTACTACCGCAGTAAGAACCCCGAGGGCGGATTCCAGAACCCCCCTGTTCGAGAGATCGGCAACAGCATCCGTAACATCAACGAGCTCATTGCTCTGTACAATCACTACCTGCGTATGATCCGTGACACCACGGGAATCAACGAGGTGGTCGATGCCTCTACTCCAAAGAGCGATGCGCTAGTTGGGGTTCGCGAGCAGGCTATCGCGGCTAGCAACAACGCCACCTATGACGTCACCAACGCAGCTATGATCCTCTACAAGAAAGTGTGTGAGGACGTAGTCAAGTGCCTGCAGATCCTGCCTCCTGAGTCGGTGATCTTCAAAGCGTATGAGAACGCTATCGGAGAAACGAACATGGGGGTGTTGTCTTCGTTCAGCGACCTTCCGATGTACAACTTCGGTGTTCACGTGCAGAGAGAGATGGAGGACAAGGACAGGGTGTATCTCGAACAGAACATCCAGATCGCTTTGTCACAGAAAGAGCTTGACCTAGAGGACGCTATGGCTGTGCGGGCTATGAAGGACGTCAACCAAGCGGAACAACTGCTGATGGTCAGGCGCAAGAAGCGCATGAAGAAGCAGCAAGAAATCGCTATGCAGAACTCGCAGATGCAGTCTCAGCAGGCTCAACAGGCCGCCCTGGTTGCATCGCAAGCGAAGCAGCAAGAAATGCAGATGACTGCGCAGCTCGATGCGCAGAAGATTCAGCTTGAAACCGAAGCTGAGATTGCTATCGCCCGTGTCAAGCACGAGATGCAAAAAGAGATCGAGCAGTTGCGCCTTCTGAATCGCAGTGCCGACAAGACTGCCGATCAAATGAACCGACTAGAAGTAGAAAAGCAGAAAGACGATAGGAAGGACGAGCGGGTCAAGAAGCAAGCTGTCGAGCAAAGCAAGCTGATTGCTCAGCGTAAAGGTGAGCGTGGCGCCTTAGAAGAGGAGGGAGCTGGAGGATTTGACATCTCACAACTACTACAATAATGGCTAGTAAAGTAAATCTTGATGTCTCAGACAAACTAGACATCACGTGTAGAAAGGGTGACACATTTAATCTGAAGCTGTTGCTCAAAGATTCAACGGGTACAGCTTTGACCTTGACCACTTCGGGGTACGAATTCTTGATGCAGGTAAGAGGTAGGCAGAAGGTTCAAGGAGAGCGCAAACTTGTGATTGGAAGCGTAAATCGTGGCAAGGCTGCCGAGGATGGAATCAACTTCTCCTTCACCACTGACGACTCGGGTAATCTCACGATTACAGCCAGCGACTCTATCATGAGGCAAGTTTCAGCGGGAAGATATGTCTATGACTTGCAGCAGATTTTGGATGGAGTTTCCACTACGATTTTGAGAGGAAGCTTTATTGTAAACGACGACATCTCTGAAGCTCTCGCCTAATGTCAACCACGATTACAGTAAGTGATGGGACTACCGTAACGGTAACTCAACCTGCGTCTAGCAGCATCTCTGTTTCTAGTCCAGGCGCAAAGGGCGATAAAGGAGATAAGGGAGACACGGGCGATACGGGGGCCACTGGCCCTGCAGGTGCTACGGGTGCCACGGGCGCTACAGGAGCTACAGGAGCTCAGGGGCCGCAAGGTCCACAAGGTGACACAGGACCAGCGGGATCAGACGGGGCAGACGGCACCTCACCCAATGCGTTCACTACAATTGCTGTCTCTGGGCAAGACAATGTTGTGGCTGATGGGACGGCTGATACGCTCACGCTAGCGGAAGGCTCTAACATAACCCTTACTACGAACGCCTCTAGTGACACAATCACCATTGCATCTACTGACACCAACACCCAGTTGAGCACTGAAGAGGTGCAAGACATTGTTGGGGCGATGTTCAGCTCCAACACGGAGACACGTATTTCTGCCACCTATCAGGACGCCGATGGTACAATTGACTTAGTGGTCGATGATATGACCGCTAATGATAATACGCAGAACACCTATGCTATCTCGTGCGTAGATGGAGACAACTCCGACGAGGAAAAGATCAGGTTGACCCAGGGTGGTGCTGATGGGGTGGCAACAGACGATATTGTACTAGAGGCAGGCACGGGTCTTAGCATTGCTCGTAGTGGTGACAAGATTACGTTCACCAATACTGTCAGTGATACAAACACCCAATTGACAACTGAGCAAGTCCAAGACATTGTCGGGGCTATGTTCAGCTCGAATACCGAGACTAGAATTAGCGTTACCTATCAAGACGCTGACGGGACAATTGACTTAGTAGTCGATGACATGACTGCTAACGACAACACGCAGAATACGTATGCTATTTCGTGTGTCGACGGAGATAACTCTGACGAAGAAAAGATTAGGTTGACGCAGGGCGGTGCGGACGGCGTTGCAACAGATGATGTTGTCTTAGAGGCAGGCACAGGTCTTAGTATTGCTCGCAGCGGCGATAAGATTACGTTTACGAACACAGTCACGGACACCAATACACAGTTGAGCACCGAGCAGGTGCAAGACATTGTGGGTGCGATGTTCAGCTCAAATACGGAGACACGTATTTCTGCCACCTATCAAGACGGTGACGGCACGATTGATTTGGTAGTCGACGACATGACGGCCAATGACAACACAACCTATAGTGTGTCTTGCGTCGATGGTGACAACTCTGATGAGGAGAAGATCCGACTTACCGATAGTAGCGGTACTACGGATGACGTGGTGTTGGAAGCGGGGACGGGACTGAGTATCGCTCGTAGCGGAGACAAGATCACCTTTACCAATACCGTCAGTGACACCAACACTCAGTTGAGCACTGAAGAGGTACAAGATATTGTAGGAGCTATGTTTAGCTCCAACACGGAGACACGTATTTCTGCCACCTATCAGGATGGTGACGGTACGATCGACTTGGTGGTCGATGATATGACTGCCAACGATAACACCACTTATGGATTGTCTTGTGTAGACGGAGATAACTCTGATGAAGAGAAAATTCGTCTAACTGACAGCGGTGGCACTACGGATGACGTCGTTCTAGAGGCGGGCACGGGATTGAGTATAGCGCGTAGCGGAGACAAAATTACGTTTACGAATACCGTTAGTGACACCAATACTCAGTTGAGTACCGAGGAAGTTCAAGACATAGCTGGTGCTATGTTCAGCAGCAACACCGAGAGCGGTGTCACTGCAACCTACCAAGACGCTGATGGCACCATCGACTTGGAGATCGACGCGGCTCAGACCACAATTACTTCCATTATCAACAGCAGTCTGACCAAAATTGGAACAGCTACTGATCAGGAGTACATTGACTTCAGCACCGCTAATGAGGTGAACATTAAGGTTAATGACACTGAGCAGTTGAGTGCCACTAGCTCAGGTATCGACATCAGGACTGAGTTGAACACGGCAAAGAATGTGTTTGCCAAGACAGCTAACACAGACTTCAGCGTTCAGGGAGATATTGTGAAGATTGGGACGGGAAGCACCACTCAGGGTGAGCTATGCTACTACAAGTCCGATGGCAGTTGGGCAGCGGCAGATGCGGACGCGGCTGCTACTTCGGGTGGATGCCTTCTGGCCATCGCACTGGGTACAGACCCAGACTCAGACGGCATGCTGCTCAGGGGGATGTTCACCTTGGACCACGACCCAGGAACTGTGGGAGACGTGCTATATGTGTCTACCACGGCGGGTGATATAACCAGCACGGCACCCAGTGGCAATGGAGATATCGTGAGGATTGTGGGGTACTGCCTAGACAGTTCTAATGGACAGATCTGGTTCAATCCATCTAACGACTTCATTGAGATAACCGCGTAATATGCCAGATATATCAAAGGTCAGTGGTGTCGCTGCTGATTCTGTGCAAAAAATTGACGGGGTTGCAAAAGCAAGTATTGGGAAGCTGAATGAGTTGTCTTTTGCTTCTACACTCTCTATAGTCACAACAAACCTTGTCCACCATCTCGATGCTGCAAATTCAAGCAGCTATCCTGGATCTGGATCGACATGGTTTGACTTGACGTCTAATAACATAGACGGAACGTTTAGGGGATCTCCTACGTACAGCTCATCAGATGGCGGTGGATCTTTCTTTTTCGACGGGGTTGATGACGGAATTAAGTTTGACTACGATGATGCTGCTGACCTGAGAGTAGGCGAGGAATCTGGGGAGTTAAATGCTGTTGGAGGCTCAGGAATTAGTAGAACATATGGGAACCTATCTAGCTTCGGTGGCTTTACTTATCAAGCTTGGGTAAAAATTCAAGCTGGTACGAGTGATGTGTTCTGGATGTTTGCCAACAATGGCTCCGTGACTACCAGTGAGGCTGCATCTAATACTTATTTGTATTATCAAGGGCTCGAGTTTCTAGTGAACGGAAACAATGGTCGTATAGTTTGTTTTGTCTTCGACGGAAATGGAAGCAACACTCAGAATGACAGAAGGAGATTTATGACCCCGACAAGCACTATACCCTCAAATGGGACCTGGATGAATGTAGCCTATACTCTACCAAACGACAGCCCTGTTCCGCTTACAGGCGGCAAGATATATTTGAATGGATCTGAAGTGTCCAACCTCGAGTATAGCAATGGACTTGGTTCAGGTCTAGGATACAGAGCGAAGTTTAATTCATCTCAGTCAAATAAGTATCACGCAGGAATAGCGTTGCGCAGGGGTAGTTTTCGAAGGGGGTTTTTAGGCGAGCATGTTTTGTACAACGACGTGCTAACGGATGCAGAGATTCTGCAAAATTACAACGCAACAAAAACTAGATATGGATTCTAATTCCAATAGAACTTATGTTATCCTATCATCTTCAGATTTACCTCAGGTAAACTTTGAGGATGTTTTAGAGCATCAAGATTACCTGCGATACTCTATCGATGGGGAGAGAGTTGTATTAAAGTATGAGGGTCAAAACCCAGCGAGCATCACCGCGCTGACTTCCACCTTCTACACGTATGAAGAGATAATGAACATAATCAGTGGTACTGACTGGACGCCAGTCGAGGAACCTGGGTTAGAGTATTGATTTATATATTTGTGTAATGTCCTCAGAGTCAATACGAAACAGGATCAAGAGGCTTCTCAAAAAGCATGGTCTGAAGGGCGTCAATAAGCCAAAGCGCACTCCTCAGCACCCGAAGAAGTCCCACATCGTACTAGCCAAAGAGGGAAACAAAGTGAAGCTGATCCGATACGGTCAGCAGGGGGCAAAGACAGCGGGTAAACCAAAAGCGGGGGAGAGCGATCGCATGAAGAAGAAGCGTGCAAGCTTCAAGGCTCGCCATCGGCGCAACATCAAGAAGGGTAAGATGAGTGCGGCATACTGGGCCAATAAGTCTAAGTGGTGTCTACTCTTCCCGATCCTGTCTCTGCAGGCTCAGAGTTGGTTGAACGTAGAGTTTGTTTCGGATCAGTATGCAGCGGAGAGTAGCTGGGAGATTCTAGCAGACACCAACGTCGTGGCTTCGGGTGTAGCAGGAGAGACTTTGGTCAACCTGCCGCCTGGTCCGTATACGTTCGTAGCCTACGACAGCTTTGGCGATGGTATTTGTTGCGAGTATGGAGAGGGGTATATCGTCTTGAGCAATGCATGTGGTTTAGATATCGAAGTCTTAGACTTCAACACCGCACAGCTTGACATCCCGATCAACCTATTGCCTTGTCCGCCGCCTGTGTTAGGGTGTATGGATCAGCAGGCCACCAACTACAACCCAGAGGCCATCTTCGAGGGGGAGCCTTGTTTGTATGAGGTTACGTTTAGGCTAGACTTGAATGGCCCACACCCAGAGGGGATTGTAACGCCCGAGGTCAACTCAGACTACTTCGGTTGGTGCGGGTCATGTGTTCCGATGGAGGACGCTAATGGTGACGGGGTGTGGGAGGTCACTGTCTCTATGGCTGCTGGGCAGTATCTGTGGAAGTTTTCTGCAGATAACTGGACGTATCAAGAACTGCCTGTCGGCGTTGCCGAGTCCCCGTGTTTTATTTTCGATGAGTTTGGGTATGTAAACCGACCTCTGAACGTACAGGGCCCTATGGCCCTCCCGCCTTTCTGTTGGGAGAGTTGCCTGCCCTGCGGAGCTATCCCAGGCTGCACAAACCCCGAGGCAATCAACTGGAACCCGTGGGCCAACTTCGATCAGAACTGCAACATTCTAGAGTCAGCCGACTGCGACCTCACCGAAACGGAGGTTATGGTGGTTATTGTCCCTGACAACTACCCAGGGGAAACGGGCTGGTCGCTGGTAGATGTGACCAACGATGAAATCCTTGCCGCTGTTTTGGCTGGCGAATACGCAGGAGAACCTACAGGAATCCCGATCTTCAGTAGTGTCTGTGCTCCCATTGGCAGTCAGCTCTCGTTTACCATCAGCGATGTTTATGGTGACGGAGTCAACGGCGCCCAGTGGGGTGGAGAGGACGGCGGGTTTGGTCTCCTTGCTTGCGGGGAGGAGGTCTATGCCATGGACCCTGCACAGGCCAACTTCGGATACAACTTCCAGCACCTCTTCCAGGCTCCTGCTTGCCTAGAGATAGAGGATATCGTTGGCTGTGGCGATCCCGACTATCTCGAGTATAACCCGAACGCGACGGTATTCCTTGACTTGTTGTGCGAGACCCCCGTGGTATACGGCTGTATTGACAGCGCGTACTACAACTACGACTCGCTTGCAAACGTAGAGCTACAGCCCGACTCTTGCTTCTATACGCTGACGCTCACTGACGGTGCTGCTGACGGATGGTTCGGTAGCTGGCTGGGAGTGCGTCAGGGTGAGTGGTTGTCCCCACAGTATAAGATGGGACCAGAGGATGGATTGGAAGAGTCCTTTGAGCTGTATTTGTCTAGCGACGAAGAAGTAGAGTTGTACTTCTTCCCTACCCCGCAGTCTATGTTCACCGTGGCTCAGTGTGGCTTCATGCTCGAAGGGCCAACAGGAGACACCCTCGTCAACGTGCCACAGTGGAGCATCATCCCCTTCCCGTACACGTACAAGGCCACAACATACTGTGGGAACTTTTGTGAAGAGTTTGCCTACGGATGC